TCACGGTGCTGGCGCTGCAACCATGTCGCCCGCGGGATAGAGCTGCAACATCGCGCGAGCGGCTTCAGCATTCGACATCGTGAGCCACTCTTCCCAATCGTCCGGCCGAAGTATGACGACCGATCGCTTTTCGTCGCCGGGCTTATGCATGCGCGACATGATGGGATCGCCCTCGGCGTTGACGGTGATCATCGCCATCGTGCGCAGATCGTTCTCGTCCGGGCCTTTCAAAGTCCGCCAAATCCCTGCAACACAATACGGCCGCCAATCAGTCAGGCCGATTCGCTGCCAGACGTTTCGGCCGGTCTCGTAGCATGGTTCGTAAATCCATCGCGCCGGAATCAGGCAGCGGCGACCCGCGCGCCACGCCGGCCCGTATAGCGGCGATTGCCCGAGGTTGTCGTCGCGCACGTTCATTGTGCTACGCATAATCGGCGGCGCTTTGCCCTCGGCCTTCGCTTTTTCTATGTTCGCTTTCTGCAGCGCACGCGGCCAATAGCCGAACCCCGCGAGGAACGCCTCGACGCGCCCATCGATCATCGCCACCGTGGGCGCAAGATAGTCCGGGTAAATCTCGGGCTCCCAAGGCGTTCTCTTCCATAGGTCGATCAGACCAAGCCGGAGCTCGCTGATACCCGGATCTTCGTCAGGGGCGCGATAGTTGGTGCACACGACGGCACCTCTTTTCAGGGGATGGATCACTTCATCATAGTCCAAGATATACTGTATAAAATTACAGGTTTTCTCGTATTACGAAATGATCCTGCCACCGTTCAACCCTCCCAAACTACCCGAGATGACCGAGTGGTGGACGCGCTGCACGTATGCAGACGTCCAACGGCTGATTCTCGAAGTTCAACACCAACGCCTCACGTTGTGGGAGCTCCGCAGTTGCATCGCAGATGCGTCGCGGCGGGCACGCGCAATTGATCCGTCGTTGCTCGAGTATGGGGCGCCGCTACGGAGGCTTGGCTACATTGTCGAGAAGGAAATCGATCGTGCCGCCCCATTCGCCCGTATGCGAGAACCGGTCGCGCCCTTTTCGGACGAGTGGCGTGCCCGCGAAGAGCTCAAGTCTAAGCGCTGGGAATCGCCAGACGACGCGCCGCCCGGCGCATCGCCGAAATCAGTCCCGCAATTTCAGCGGGTAACGTGGGCTGAACTGCGCGAAAAATGGCGTCTCGAGGAAGGCAAGAAGGTCGGCCGGCATACGCTCGAGCAACGCATGGCTCTCGAGATCGCATATTTGCGAAACAACATTGTTGGAAAATCGCAAAAGCTCGTCGACGCAGCTCGAGCTGAGGCAGAGAAACGTGGGATGGAGCTATTCGCGCTCGACCAGTTAAAGCGCATCCTTGAAGTCGAGCGCGGCGAAGAGGCGTTCTATCGCATCACGTAGCAGTGACAAAAGATGAACGACCAGAACTTTCCCGATGAGATGCGAATACCTGCTCGACTGTGGCGAACGCCACTCTCGCCGGCCACCTACTGCCCGCCCAAAACGGGAGCGGCGCGGCGAACTGCCGATGCATCAGACTGGATCGCCACTACTGCTCGGAATCGAGCCTTTGGGCAAACGCGGCGTTTTGAGAATCGCAGCCTTCGCACTGAGCAATTCGTCGTCGCCCACCTCGAAGCGGCGCAGCCACGCTGCCGTTGATTCGCGCGTGTTGTAGACCGGCGCGCCGGCGTTGACCGTGCCGCGCTGAAGAATGTCCATGCTTTCCGCTCGCACGCGCCGCAGTGCCTTATCGAGGACGACGTAGGTCGGTGGCAAGAACGAGGGTTGCTCCTCGCGCTCGGAGAGACCCGACTCAGGCAATACGCCCGCACGGACGATAACGCCGGCACCGTAATCACCAATGGCAAACCAATTCGGAGGAAGTTCCGACGTCAGCGCGCGAACACCGCCGACGGTGTCCAACATGGGCTTGCCGATGGCTGTCAGCCAGTTGACGGATTTAATTTTGCCCTTCAGATCGCGGGCTGAAGTCGATCCGGGGTCGCCGACATCGAGCCCCGGCATAATTTGCGCGATCCAGTATTCCGTCGCCTCATTCTCGTGAGGAGCGGTCGGGGAAAGGTTGACGGCGAAGCCCGCCTGACCTTGAACGGCATCTAAGCGGCGCGCAGCATCAAAGAACAGTTTTGCGAAGGCATCGGGGTTCTCTTGGACAGCCACAACCGGCCATGAGAACGCAAGGGAGTTGAGACCGCGATTGCCCATCTTCTCTTGCCACTGGCGCTGACCCACGACCTCGAATCTCCAAAAACTTGCGTCCGAGGCTTGCTCCCCGCCAACGTAGCAGAAGTCGAAACGGTCCTCAGGACCGAGCTTACTGGCTGCTGCACGCAGAGGCTTGGCTCGCGCGAACGGCTGCGCCGCCTTCCCGTTACTCCATAGGAACGTCAATTTGCATTCGGGTACAGCACAGTAGTCGTCGAAACAGTCGGCAACCGCCGCGCGGACGGCGGGATCGAATGCACGCTCAAAATAGAGCGACGCGCGCACGACGACGGCCGCTCCGATTCCACCGGTTGCGTAGCGAGGTTCCAAAAGACCATTGGGCACCAGCGCTTTGCCCTGATTGGCCTTTGCCCATTCGAGAAAATTCTGATCCATATTCGCGTCGATGCTAGGAAGGCTCAATTATGGAACGACTATGGGGGGCGGCGGCAACGGCAAACCACCCATGCTAGGCGGGGAAGCAGGACTGCGGTTAAGTAGTTGACGCAGGGAACGCCCGAGTTCGGAGAGCGCCTCAGAAACCGCTCGGAGCGGACTTTCATTGGCGTCATCGTCGGAGCAGTCACAGTCGCCGGGGCCCATAGTCGCAACCTTTTCGGGCGAACCGGCAATGCGTGCGTAGTCGTCCTCTTGCTCGCGATCCCGTTCTTGAGGCGGGAATTTAATCTCCACCACGCTCTTGATGTTGTCCTGAGTTGGCGGCAGAGATCCGTCCTTGACAATCACCACGTCGGGGCGCCGAACAGCACCGGCGCGAGCGGGATACGCATCTTTCCCGCCAGGCCAGTATTTTTGAATCCAGCCTGGCAAGTAAGGGTGCGGCTCCAAGGGAGACGCGGAGCGCATGATCGGCGACGGAGGGATCTGCGTCATGTCGTAGTTGACTTCCGACTTGTACGGGCTCTTCCACCCCATCGACCGATCCACGTCGCGCAGGTTGCGCGAAACGCACTGCTGCTTGAGGCTTTGGCCCGATGCACCAGTGTCTGGTTCTCGACTGCATACACAAACGGCCTTGCAAATGACCTTTTTATCGACCGGGTCGGGCGTAGCGGGCCGAAGACGCACGGGCGTCGTTTCGCCCTTCGGCGACATGCCACCTTGACCGGAGTTGGCTCCGTAGGCACGACCACTCATAAAACACCGCCTTCGCCGGGCCCCTGAGTCGACTCGGCTGAAAATTGCAACGATCCAGCCGTGTTTGCCTCGTGCCACTGCGTGTAGCCGTCGGCGTCGGTCTGGCCGGATATTGTCCGGCCGTCCGCTGTTTGCAGAACGTAGGGATGGTTCGCGATCGGTTTTCCAGTCGTCTCGTCAAATACCTGGAAGCGCCCACGGTATAGATTGTCCGGCCCTCGTGACATCGACTGCGGGACGACGCTCTTTCCACCGCCGATCGAATTGCCGCCAGCGGCCCCTGATGTAGGGGCCACCGTGGCGAAGCCTTGCGACGCGATAAGCGTTGCCCCACACGCGGTCTTGTCTCCGTCTGTAGCAATCGGCCTGTCACCAAACGTCATGTTCAACTCGCGCTTTACGCTGACGATCGGGTAAATCCCACCACACCGCGGACACGTCACCATGTCGCCAAGCAATGCGATTGCCCTTCCATGAACCGTGTTAGCGACGTTACAGCCGACCACACGCCCCCCATGCGTGGTCGTGTCCCCCTCGCAAATAAACGCAAACCCCATGTCGAACTCTCCACAAGGAAATTTTCGATGGAATGTAGCACGGGGGAAATTGCCGAAACCACCCTGTCAGACATGACAGGAATCCAAATCCGTAATTCCGCGAACACCGGAGTTGGATAAAAACAATGCACCTGATTTTGGAGACAAAGCCCCGGCCGGGCGACCGGGGCAACAAGCATTATTTCTTAACAGGCTCGATACCCCAGCATTGCGCGGACCGCCCCTCCTCCGGGATGGCCTCGCGGTTGTACTTGCACTTGTTGATCGTATCGAGCGCGACCTTGTAGCGCTCAACCAGCGGATCGACGATGCTCGCGATCTGGGCGTCTTGCGCGACCTTGTCCGGCGTGTTGCAATCGGCGCCCATGTGCGCGACATCCGGCTGAGACGTACCGCCAACTGTATCAACTGGAAAGACGTTGTTATTCGCAGCCACTTCAATGGCTCGATAAAGCGCTTTAGACGCGGTCGGATACGTCGTCAAAACAGCGCGTCCGGCTGCGTCGACCGAACTGACTACCTTATCGGGAGCGCACGACATGATCGGGAGGGCGGCGAATACCACCCGTCCTTTCATATACTCTCGTTCCACGTAGATCAGCAGTTCGTTTTTGAAGCGATCCACCATCTCCGACTTCTCGTTCGAATCGATATAGCCCGTCATGTCGTCGAACTGGAAATTGACGAGCACCCATTCGCTGATGTTCGTTTTCGAGTTATAAACTTCGTCGATTGCCGGGCCGATTCCGTTGTTCTCGGACATGACGAGTTGGTGCAACGTCGTTCCATTGACAATGCCGGGATACACCCCGACATCCGCGCCGCGGGCCTTGAAGGCATCTTGAAGTGCGGCAATGGTGGCCGCGCCATCCGCCGAGCTGCTCTGGCCCGATAGGTTGCTCGAAACGTTGGCACCCGCGGCCATCGCCCGCGCTCGTTGCTCCGACACCAGCGGCGCGCCCGAATAGGTGAGCTTAATCGCCGGGCCAGACGATCCCCCACCACCATCATCCCCACCGCCACATGCGGAAACGTAGAGGCAAAGCGGAAGCGCCATGTAGGCGAAGGTTCTTTTCATATTCGATCTCAGGTCCATAGATGTTGTTCACTTCATGAGCCGCCGAGTTTACATTCGATTTTCATTTCTGACATCCAGGCGACTGCGGCCGGATCGCGCAGACGTAACCCTGGAGGGCCGTCAGTTTGTCGATCTCGCGCTGATCGTCGCCGACGACGCCGAAAACGCGTTCCGCAACCGCTGCGTCGACGTCTGCATAGGCGGCGGCACCATCGCCCACGCCGGCGGCGCTGGAAGCGCCGGGCATGCCGTCGCGACCGGCTGCCGTGCAGCGTCGGACGGCGACGCGCAACCGCTCAGTGCCAGCGGCAAGAGCAGCCCGCAGGCTGTGATTCTCAGCTTCATGCTCGTTCCTCTCCTTCGTGGTTCGTTGGTCGACGGCGGCCACCGCCGACGCGGCTGCGTCATTCGCGGCGATCGCGCGTCGCTCGGCGTCGAGCGCGGCACGCGAGATCGCGCCCAACGCTTCGGCGTGCCGCTGCGCATCGAGCGCACGCGCGGCCTGCTCGTCGGCGAGCCGACGCGCGCCGATCAGGTACTCGGCGCCCGCGCCTGCCGCCATGCCAAGCAAGGCGGCCAACAGATACGGAGCTGCTTTCGGCATCAGAGCCCCCGCTCGCAGATCGCGCGCTCTTCCGCACGCCGCTTCACCAGACCCGGTAGCGTGTCGCATACCGGCAGAGGCTTTTTCGTTTTCGGGTCGATAACGGTCCGGCAGTTCGCAAAGACCCACTGCGGCCGACCGCTATCGGATTCGTTGATCGCGCGGCACGCGCCGCGCAGGTCGCCCGCGTTGAAGCGCTTCGCCGTCGTGCTGTTGCAGTAGGCATGCGCGCCGACGTTGTATGCAAAGCTCACGGCCGCCGCGAGCTGATACGGACGACCTCTCAGCCCCGGCGTGCAACGCAGCACGGGTTCGGCGTGGGCGATCAGTTGCGTTTCGAGTGACGAGCGACACTCGGCCTCGCTGTACGCCCGGCCGACGACGACATCGCGCGTGTCGCCCATGCACTTTGTCGGGATGCCGACCGGATCGAGATACCCGACCAGTTTGACGCCCTCGAACTTCGGGACGACGGAAAAAAGAAGGGCTGCCGCAGCAGCCCCCACAACACCCACAAGAGTCGTCCTCCGCATTTCAGCCATCGTGCCTCTCCATCTCCAGAATGCGCATGTCCGATTCGCGCTGTTCCCGGCGATCCTTGCGCCACATAAAAAAGAAGTTGAGCCCAAACGTCGCGATTGCCGTCATGATCCCGACGATCACGCCGATATCCGTCAGCGTCAGTGAAGACGCAACAGCTGTAACACTTCCAACATAACTCGCCACCTCACTCGGACTCGCTCGCATCAGCCCCTCGCAATGAAAAAGGGCCGCCATATTTGGCGACCCGCTAAACGATTCCCGTCCCGTCAAGCACCATGAATCGCGAGTGATACTGCTCGCGAAAGCATGCGATATTCGGCGTTCTCCCACCGTTGTACAGCGCCGTTCCCCAAGACACATTCCCACCGTCAACGCGAATCGACGAGAGCTCAACCACCCCCGGGTCATAGCTCCACGCTCGATGAACGGAGTAGATGGCGGAAATCAGAACTGGCACGCCGTACGACCGAGAATGCCACGGCGGCGAAGGTGCGCCCTCGACTGTCCACCCAACACCGTTCATGTAATCCTCGAAGATCACATCGAGGACCCGGAGAAACGGCTTCGACGAATCCGCGACCAATCGTCCGCCAGCATCGAAAACCTGCAACCCGAAGTTTCCCGCGGCGACGGGTACTTGGTCGAACACGAACAGTCGGACGTTACATGGTCGCTCGGTGACAAACGTCACGGAATACGAACTTCCGTTTCGCTTCGCACCCCACAGCGTGATTCCCACTGCGCCAGATGCGAGTACCGCGTACATCGGACCCGCCACTGACGAGAAAGTGAAAGTGACACTCGGAAGATCTATCATGAACGTCCGCCCAGCATCATTCCGTGCCAAAGGCAACGAACCGACCGCAGAATCCGCCACCATCGATTGGACCATCTGGTAGTTCGGCGTTCGCCCGTCGATCTGATACACACCGGTATCAGTGAATGCCTGAAATCCTGCCGGCATCAATACACTCCAAAAACGATCCACCCGGGGACTCGGGTGTACGCGTTCGATCCGCCCGAGTTCGGGCTATACGACCAACTGATTCCCCCTGCATTAATCGAGACGACCGGCGACGGCTCGGCGCCCGATACACGAAAGAAAATCTGTTGCGGCATGAAGGCCCAAAACGGCTCCCCACCGGACATATCCGCCGCGACACTCCCATCGCTCCCGCCAGCCCAAGCAATCCCAACCACCCGTCCCGCTCGCGACTTGGCGTCGAGGATCGGACGACCTGCACCGTCGAAAATCTGAAGTCCGCTCGTCATCACCACATCCCCATGCGCACCCGCAGCACGCCGTTACCGTCGTAGACACGGACACTGCTACCATCCATCACAAGCCGATTTCCGCTGCCGTCCGCTGCGTTCATTTCGAACCAACCGGTCTTATCCAACCGCCATCCCTGCCGCCCCGCGATGTAGTTGTCGGACTGGATGTAGCTGCCGATCATCGCGTTCGTAATCCAGCCCGCACCGATCAGCGCCTGACGCAAGAACACCTGCCCGCCCTGCACGACGAACGGCGCACCGATCACACCGGAGCCGTCCTCGTCGATCACGGCGAACCGCTTCGCCGACACGAGCACCTGCGATTCGACGACGCCGTTTTCGTTGTCGATGCCCACACCGATCGACGCCATGTATTTGTGGCCGTCGGCGGTCGTCTGTACCTTGATCTGATACGAAGCCGCGACACGTCCGTTCAGGTCGGCGTAGGACTTCGCAACGGTTTGCACCGCAGCCACGTTGTCGTCCACCTGCGCCTGCACCGTCGTGATGTCCTGCGCCATCGCACGATCAGCTTCGACACGCGCAATCGTCTCCTTCTGCACCGCGGCGTTCAGCAGATTCGAGCCCGAGTGCAGCTGGGCCGCGACTGTTTCGACTTTCTTCGCGACCGCCATATCGCCCTCGGCGATCGCCGCCTGCAGCGACCACACGCCAGCATTGAGCCTTTCGTCGCCCGCGTAGATCGTTGCGTCGCCGGCCATCGGCGGGGTGATTAGGTCGATCGGCGCGCGCAGCTCCGTGCCAAGCGCCGACTTCCCGATCTGGCCGGCGAAATACTTCTCGTAGTCGCTTTGATCCGTGCTCGGCTGCCCCTGCACGCCCGGCCCCTTCGCCGGGAACCACGGCCCGACGTTGCCGGACGTGTCGACCAGGCGCGCCCAGAAATAAAACACCTGCCCGACCGCGAGCCCCTGATACGACGTCGACGCCTGCGGATACGCGAAGTCGGAAAACTTGGTCGCGTCGTCGCGATTCGGCGTGCGGCTGTACCAGATCTCCGTTCGCTGCGTGTCGCCAGCGGAACCGTCACCCGGAAACGCCCATTTCAGATCGATCCCGTACACGATGCCCGCCGCAGTCAGCGACACGACCGACGGCGGCGGAGTGGTTTTCCCGGTCAATTGCGTATCGACGCCGTACGCCGGAATCGACGTCACGCCGAGCGCGTTCTCGGCGCGCACCCGCGCGAGGTACTTGCCCTGATAGATTCCCGGCACCTCGACCTGCAGGCCGCCTGTCGACGGCACCCTCACCCACTCGCCGTTATCCTTCCGCCATTCGGCGACGTAACTTGTCGCGTGGTTCGCTGCATCCCACGCGATCACCATCGTTGTTTTCGAGATGCCCTGATCGACCACCGAGTAAGTCGAGAGGCGGACGTTCGACGGCGGCGGCTGCACCGATGGCGGAACGATCGTGATCGGCCGTTGCTGAATCTGTGCGCCGTCGTCGATCGCCGCGTACTTCCCCGGCTCGTACTGCGTCGCGTTGATCGTGTAGACGATCTGGCCGTCGTCGTCGCTTTCCTGCACGCTCACCACGCGATACTGCTGCGCCGCGAGCTCGCGGCTTTCGATCATCCACACAGCGCCCGGCACCGGATCGGCGTCGAAGCGCTCGGCGAGCGTGACCGTGTCGCCGTCGACCGACTTGACCGCGCGCGCCTGGGCAATACCCGACGGCAGAATCGCCGTGAAGCGATCGCCGGCGGCGATTGTCGGCGCCTTGTCGAGCGTGATCCTTTCGCCGGCCGCTGCGCGGATGCGCCCGCCGATCCGGCGGCCGGCCTTCTTAGGGTCGGCAACGGCGATCACCTGTCCCGGCGCACAAAGCGTCCCGTCGAGCCCGACCTGAAACGACACCGTCCCGGTCTCGTACCGCGACGTCAGCAGCAGCCAGCGCCCGAGCCGGTGCGCCTGCGCCTGCGACGTGCAGCCGAACGCCGTGACCTCCGTCTTGATGACGCCATATCGCGCGATCCCGTCGTCGTCCTGCACGGGCTCGACAGCTTGCTTGTACTGGTTCGTCGGATCGTTGTAGCTGACGAGCGCGACCGTGTAACGCGTCTTGCGTTCGCTGCCGACGTACTTGAATGAACCACCGACGACATTCGCGGCCGTGTACAGGTAGACCGGATCGGACGGCATATCGGCCGACGCGACCACCGACCCGGCGCCCCAGTACGAAATGCCGCGAAACACGCTTGCAAGGTCCTGCATGACCTTGAATGCGTCCGCGCGCGTCTGAAGCACGCAGTTGCAGGTGAAGCGCGGCTCCTTGCCGCCCTTCCCGTCGGACACGAGTTCGTCGCAGTAACGCGCGATTGCGTACAGCGCCCACTTATCGACCATCGAAGCATCGACACGGTCGCCCAATCCGTTGAGCTCGTCGAGAAGTAGGCCGTAGTAGACCCACGCCGGATTGTTCGTCCATGCTGCCTTGAACGTACCGTCCCATGTGCCCGAGTACGTACGCGTCTCCGGGTCGTAGTTTGTCGGGACTCGGAAGATCATCCCTCGCACGTGATACGAACGCACTGGCACGCTCGAGAACGAACGTGCGTCGAACGTCATGCCGACAAGCGCCGTCATCGGATAGCGGAGCTTCCGATCGATGATCTCGGTAATCGCCTCGATGTTGATCGCGTCGGCGATCGTCGCCGTGTGCGCGTTCGGCGTGATGCGGCGCACGCGGATCAGCCAACCATTTTTTGCGCGCGGCAGCTCGATCCGATGCGAGCGCTCATAGAGCGACGTCGTCTTGCCATCGAACGCACCGGCCAGTACCTGCGCATACGACCCGCCGTCGACCGACAAGTCGATCGCATAGTCGACGCGATAGCCCGTGATATTGCCGTTCGACGTGTCCTGACGCTGTAGCGCCGGCACACCGAAGCGCACGCGCACCGCAGTCAGTTGCGTATTCTGGATTTGGCGCACCCACGGCGCGTCGGACGTCAGCGGCACGCCGACGCCGGCCTCACGCTCGACGGCCGGAAAACCCGGGATGTAGTCCTGATCCTGCGTGCCGGTTCGCGCGTCGACGGTGTAGTTCTGGAAATTCAGCGAGCCGTCCGCGTTCTGGATCGGCGTGCCGTCGAGATAGACCGACTGCAGGCCATTCACCAGCCCCACGATGGGCCCCGCCGAGATCACGTCGAGCACCTTCGCGCGCGCAATCGAATGCAGGCTGTCGGGCGATTCACTGCTGCCACCGCCACCACCACCTCCCTTGGCGCCGTAGATGCGCTTCACCCCGCCTTCAGCATGGACCTTCTTCAAACCTGATCCTCCGCATAGATTCCCGAACTGACCACCTTCGAGCCGACGACCATTTCGCCGATGACGAGCGGCACCGGCTCGCCCTGCGCAGCGCTGTTCACGGGTCCGTTGAAGTAGTACGACGTGCCGTTGTTCGCCGTCCCCGCGAGGCCGGCCTGTTGCGGACTGAGCATCTGCACGATGCCGCCCAGCGCCATCGACGCGCCGAGCCCCATCAGCGATGTGCCCCACGGCTGCGCGAAACCGAACGTCGCCACCGCGCCAACGGCAACGAGTGCGGCGCCGAGAATCGTGTTGAAGAGCCCGCCGCGCTTACTGCCGACGATTACCGGCGCAATGCGGATCTCGTCGCGCCCGACCGGATGCTCGAGCTCGTCCTCGTCGAGATTGCGCCGGCCGTTGAACACGGCGAACGTGAGGCCGGCGTCGCGCGCCGACGTCAGGAACGCACGGAAGCCGGGAATCAGCACCGATAGCGCGCGCACCGCCTCTGCGGTCGACGAGACGGCAAGGCGGTGAATGCGTCCGAAACGCACGCCGAGCGTGCCGTACAGCCTTATCATGCGAAGCGTCTCGCTCACTTCCTGTCTCCCACGTAGCGCAGCACCGTCGTGCAGCTGTCGGCCCACATTCCGCCCCACACCGCGCGCGTCGACAGACGCCCGTGCATGTGGTGCAGGAATTGCCCGTCACCGAGATACACGCCCGCGTGATTCGGCACACCGTTCTTGCTGCGGATCTGCATCAGCAGCACGTCGCCGACCTGCAACGTCACGTCGCGGCCGACGTCGAGAAAGCCAGCGTCCTGATAGTGGTTGAGGTAGAGATTCGATCGGCCATCGTTCCACCACTCGTCCTCGCGCTCGAAGTCGGGTAGCGCGACGCCGCGCTCGGCGAGATACCAGTCGCGCACGATCGCGTAGCAGTCGTGCACGCCATGGACGAACTGGCGGCCGACTAGTCGCGCGACGTAGCCTCCCGGCTCGAATTCGCACCAGTCGTCGATGCCGATCGAGCCATCGGCCTGCACGCCGAGCGACACGATCACCCATTTCGCGATGCCGCTGCGCCCGCACATCGTGCGGTCCTCGTCGGTCGGCTGTGCCGATGCGCCGGGATGCGAATGAACGAGAGCGACAATCTCGCCCATGTCTTCGGCCGCTGCGTAGTCCTCCGCTGCGAGCGCGAACTGGTCGGTTGGTGCGGCCGCGAGGTTGCGGCAGCGCACGTATATCTCGCCGCTCTCGGTCTTCACAACGAGCCCGCAGCACTCGCGCGGGTACTCGGCCAGCGCGTGCGCCGCGATAGCGTTCTTGATCTGTTCGTCCATAAAAAAACCCGCCGTGTGGCGGGTCCTCATATCGAAATTGGTTCGTGCGTCAGGCCATCGTGTCGCACAGGAAGCCGTCGAACGGCAATGGGTTGTTCACACCGAATCGACGTTCGCAACCGCTGATCTTCTTGCTGCATCGATCGAGCGCGGGATCGCTTACCGGGTTGTCGTCCTTGTCGAAACACGCCGCACCGATATAGCCGCACTCGGGACCGCGATACCCCAATTGGCAGATCGAAATGATCTGCCGCTTCGGCAGTTGCTGGCCGCCAAAGTCGAGCGGCGACGACAGCGTGAATTCGACGTGCAATCCCGGCTGCTCGTCGCTCTTCTGCTCGATCCGCCACTGCTGCGGCGGCAATTCTTCGTTCGGGTCCGCCGTCGGATTGCCGGCCGGAAAGTTCACGGCGTCGAGGTAGCGCGCGAGTGTCCGGCGCCGGAACACCTTCGCGCCGACGAGATCACCAAGCGCAACGCACAGCGCCGAAATCGTTCCGTTGATGTCACCCACCCGCAGCGTCGGCGATGGCTGCTGCGCGTCGGATGTCTGCTCGAAGCCGGTGGCCTGAATCGGCCACGACCTGTACTCGCGCCCCTGCCATACGATCGACGTCGACTGAAGATGCCGATGAAAGCGCAGCACGTCGGCGCCGATTTCCGTACAGTCGACTTCGAAAAACTCAATCAGACGGCCCGGCTCCAGCTGCTGGACGTCTGCCGTTACACTCACTTCGCCGCCTCCAATTCCGCAATCCGCCTGAGCGCGTCCTGTAACGCCGCATCCGTCTCGAGCAAGCCGGCCAACAGCACGCCGACGGCATTCGTGTAACGGAAGGTCAGCGACGGCCGCCCCTTCGACGGCCCGCTCTCGCCGAAAATTTCCTTGCCTCTCTCGTCGTACTGACGCACGATGAAATCGCCGTCCTCGTCGATCTCGGGCCCCTCGCCGAGCAGTTCCGGGAAATCCCACCACTCGTTTGCGATGACGCCAGCCTGTCGCCCCGCTTCCGGACTGCTTTTTTGCAGAAACGTCACGCCCCGCTTACCGCGCAGCCGCGCCATTACGTTCTCAAGCGTCTGGATATCGGATTTGAAAGCACGATCGGACGCCTGATTGAAATTCGAAGCGGTCAACACCCCGAACGTTGTAGCGTTGTAGTTGACGCACTGCAATTCGGCGACCGAGGTGTTGCTGGAAATCCGAAACTGCGCGCCAACTGTGTTGTTCAACCCGGAGAATCCAAGATAGCTGAGGCCGCCCATCCCGTTCAGGTATAGCGACGCTTGCGTATGAAGCCCGGTGGCACCGACGGCGATTTCCTGCGCCTGCGTAAACGTCTTCTTCGTCCCGACGTACTGCGGTGTGTCAAGCGTCATCGGTTGTGCAAGGTTGCCGCTGTGCCAGAGATAGCCGAGGTATTTTCCGTCGACCGTCGCCCCGAGCTGGCCAGCCGTCTTCTTCCCCCAGTCGAATCGAAGAGCGTTCCCCTTGTCGCACACTGCGACTACCTCGTCGTTGACACGAAACGTATGGTCGCTGAGTAGGTATTGGTACGATCCTCCGGCGTCTAAAGACCACCACCCCACCGACCCGCTATTTCCGTAGAAATAGCCGGGCATCTTGCCAAGCACAAGGTGGCCTTCGTCGCTTTGAACCGCCGCAGACAGATCGCCCCCCACCGTCAGCTTGCCGCCGACAACCTCGTCCCACATCATTCGACCGCGCTCGGCGACGTGCCAGTTCTTCACACCGTCCGACACGTACTTCACCCAGTCGCCGGCATTCAGCACGTTCAGTTGAGACAGGTCGCCGGCTTGAAACTTGATCACGACCCTTCCCTGAACGTTGAACAAGTGAATACAGGAATTTGGCGGCACGGACGACGCGAGCGGAAACCCGACTTCCTTTCCCGGCTCGGTCATCCAAATCCCGAACCGCTTTCCGATATCGTCCGGCGTCAGGTTCGTACTATCGTTGAGATACCTGAGATCGAGCGGAGTCGAACGTTCGACTACACCGAAATTCTCGTTCGTCTTGATGTGCGCGACGCGGTTGTTGTCGCCGCCACTTCCGCTGGGTGGCTCGCCCAAGACGATTTTTTGAAGTATCGACATCTGAACTCCTATACAGAGAACGTCTCTTCGAACTGCGCCGTCATCGTGTAGACGGCGCCGTTCTTGATCGGCTCGGAGTACTTTTCGCAGACGAAGAGTCCGCGGGCGCGAAGCGGCGGCGTCCAGTAGAACGACTCCGCGCCCGCATGCCGATCGAGGAAATCGATGATCGCGGCAACCTTCGCCGCGTTACCGACAAACCGCAGATTGAATGTCGATTCGCGATTATTCAGGCCGTCCGCGGCCCGCTGGGTGTAGCCGTCGCCGAACTGGGCTTTGCGCACACGCAGCGTCGTATCGCCGCCGTGCCCTTGTACCGTCGACGGCCATTCAAATGTGTCTTTCATCCTGCAATCCCGTTTTGCGCTCTCCACAAGGTTCCGCCCTGCCGGCGTTCACGTTGTATGAGCTCGCGTATCATCTGTTCCAGCATCTTTCGGAACTCCCCAACCGCGATCAGGCTCGCGGGGTTCGACGATCCGCCCTCGATCGAAACTGGCGCGCTGACCGAGATCCCGCCGTTGCGCGCCGGCGAATCCCCTCCTCCCGCGCTCCCGCCAACGAGCCCACCCGCGGCGAATCGCGCGAAGCCGGATCGCCCCCCTGCGTTCAATCGCTCAAGGTGTGCGCGCACGCCCGGCTGCGACACCACTGCGGCGCGGACCACGAACTCGCCGTTCGAAAGCTGCGCCGGGATGCTGTCGCTCGTGGACGTGCCCGGTCCCCACACCGCCCCGCCCGTCGCGAGATGAAAGCCGTAGGCGTTCGAGCCGACAGCCGCGCTTGCCGCACCACCGAGCGCGCCGACGGCATCAGAGACACCGCCGAATCCCAAAGCGGAGCCGATCGCTCCGAACACCTGAGACATCGCCGCACGCGCCGAAAACCGCGCGAGGTCGGCGATCATGCTGTCAATCAGTCCGCGGAAATTGAGCTTGCCCGACGCCGCGAACGACACGAGTGCATCCTCGGCATTGCGGAACGAACTCGTCAGCGCCTCCTCGGCCATCTGCGCTGCGTTCTGCGCGGATTCCTGATAGACCGCCATCGCCCGCTTCACGCCGACGCGCCAGTCGGCCTGCAATGCGAGCCGCTGCTCGAGATAGCCGCGCTCGCGCGCGACCTGCTCCGCCTCTGCTGTGTTGATGCGCTCGATCTCGGCGATGTACTCGGGCGAGCCAAGCGTGCCGTCCTTTCGCGCGCCCTTCGTCAGTTCGTCCCGTCGACGGCGAAACTCGTCGCCCACGCGATTGATGGCCTGATTCAGCTCGCGCGCGTTGTCACCCATCGACATCGCCCCGAGTTCGCGCTGCACGTCACGCTGACGCTCGGCCGCGTAGTCACCGAGCTCCGCGTCGATCTGCGCACTGCGCTCCTTCAGCTTGTTGATCGCGTCGCGATAGCGCACCTCCTTTTCCAGTTGCGACGCTTGCTCGTACATCCCGCGAATCGCCTGCTGATCGCGAAGCAGGCTCTTGTCGTCGTCCGACAGCTTCTTGCGCTTGCTGCGCAGATCCGTCACCTTTTGATCGAACGCGAGGAGATCCTTTTGCGACTGCGTCAGCTTGTCGGTTGCGACCGCCTCGACGCGCAGTTGCGCGATCCGCTGCCGGATGTTGTCGAGCATGCGCTCGCTTTCCAGCGAATGAACACCGCCCCCCTTCGCCGCGCGAGCCGCTGCCGCGTTGGTAGACACGCGTGCTGTCTGTGCAGCGGCAGAGGCGACCGTCTCGTCGAAGGCTTGCTTTCCGCGCGCGGCGGCCGCGGCGCGGGCTGCGTCAGCATTGAAGCCGAACTTCTCGAACTTCTTGCTTGACAGATCGGCCTGGAACTCCTCAAGCGCCTTCGCGACCACCATCTGCTGATTCATCAGCGCGAGCTCGCGCGTCAGATTGTCGATGTTGGTTCGCGCCCCCGCTGCGGCTTTCGCATCCTTGTCGGCAATCGCTTTTTCGAGCGACTTGTATGCGTCCGCTCGTCCGGCGACGAGGCCGGCCATGCGGGCCTGCGCATCATTCGCGCCCTTCGTCCGCGCTTCGTACTCGGCCTTCTGGCGGGCCGTCATACCGATGACGTCGGATTCTTCCCTGAGCTTGTGGACGTATTTCTCCCACGCCTCCGATGCCATTCCGCCGGCGAAGAAGTTGTTCGCGTCAGAAAGCAGCCGAACGCCCTCGGCGGCCCCCCTTGCCGCAGCATCCATTGCAGCGAGTGCCTGTGCGCCTTTCTGCGAAGCGAGGCCCGCCGTGTCGATCGCGCCCGCGGCGCGCACCAGTTCCTCGCGCAGCGCTTCGCCGCCGCTCGTCGCCGACACGAAGCGGTCGATCAGTCGCCCGATCTCGCGCGATTTCTCGTCGACGCCGAGGTTCGACGTCTTGAGGCGATCCAGGCCGGCGAGGAATCGATCGAGCGCTGCCTGATCGGCATCCGAGACCACCGACGGCGCATCGCCAAACGTCGGCACCATGACACTTTGCGCCGCCCGCGTCGCCAAACTCCGATATGCCGACTGCGCGTCATCGGCCGCCCGCGACGCCTCTTGCTTCGTGCGCAGCCGCTCAGATTCCTGTAACAGCGGCGTCAGTTGCCGATATTTGTCGATGATCTGATCGAGCGGCGCCTGCATGTCGATCAGACTCGACGTCGCGCTGCTCGCGTTGTCGCGAAACAGCAGCCAGTTCGCGGCAGCCCCAAGCGCCACCGTGCCCACGGTCGCCAGAATCCCCGGTAAGCCGCCGACCGCCGCCAGCAAGCCGGAACCAACCGAGCGCATCATCGTGCCCGTACGCGCGAGCGCCGTCTGCGCCGTCGCCGCGCTTTCGGTCGCCGTCTTCAGACCCGCCGCGGTCGCGGTCGCCGCGCGTTCCGCTCGCTCACGAGCCTGCGTGGCAAGCGCGACATCACGCTCGGCTTGCGCAAGGCCGCGGTCCGTCTCGGCCAGCGACGCCGTATAACGCGCTTTGTCGATCGTGCCTTGCTTCGCTGCCGCCTCAAGCGCCGTACGCCGCTGCTGCGCGAGCGCGAGCGACGCTTCGGCGCGCTCGAGCTCCTGCTGTGCGGCTGCCGTCTCGCGAGCGATGATCGCCGCGTACGGCGTGCCCGTGATGCGCGCGCCGATTTCCTGACTGCCGGCGACGTTGGCGCGCGCCGTTGCGACGTGAGCTTGCGCCGTCGCCTCGACCGCCCGCGCTTCGGCAAGCTTCGCTTCCGTGTACTTGATCGAGCCAGCCGTCAATGCCGACTGCATCGCAAGGCTTTCGCGCATCGCTCGCATGCCCGCGAGCTCAGCCTGCGCTGAAGCCTCCGCCGCTTGCGCGTTCTGAAGCTTCGCCGCCGCGGCAGCGCGATCGCCCTGCGCTTTGGCGAGCGCTGCCTGCGCCGCCTCGTGTTGCTTGATCGTCTCCTCGACGAGCGCTCGCTGGGCGCCGACCCACGCTGTCGCCGCCTGCGTCGCCGCGACTGCGGATTGCCCAAAGTACGCGGCAATCCGCCCGGCCGCGAGCGACACGCCGAGTTTCACGATGCCGTCGAGGTGCTCTGCGACGTACGTGATCCCCTGCGCGAGCTTTTGGCTCGCGCCGGTCGCGTCGTTCGCCTTCCCGACGTACGCGACGATCTCCGTTTGCAGGCGCGTCATCGCCTGCCCGACGGTCACATTGACCTTGCCGAACAGATCGTTCGTGCTCGCCCCGGCACGCGTCAGCGCGTCGATCAAATTTTCGACCGTAAGCTTGCCGTCTTCCGCCAGCGACTTGAGCTGAGCTGTGCTCGTGCCCATGCCCCGCGCGATCGCATCAGCGACGCCCGGCAGTTCCTCGAGCACGCTCTTCAGATCCTGCCCGCGCAACTGGCCGGCCGCGAACGCCTGCCCGAGCTGCACGATGCCGAGCCGGGCCGTGTCAGCCGACACGCCAGACAGTGCGACCGCCTTACTGATCGTCTCGACGAGTGGCCCGACCTGCTTGATGGTCAGACCGAGATGCGACGTGTTGTTCGCGATCCGCTGATATAGCTCAGCCGTCGCATCGAGCGGTTGACGTGTGTCGCGCGCGATGCGCAGCACGTCGTTCTGCGCAATCGCAAAATCGATCTGGTCACGCGTGACGATCCGAAGGCGATTGCTCAGGTTCGTCCATTCGTCGGCGTACTCGATCAACTGATGCACGCCGAACGCCGCCGCAGCGGCCTGTGCGTACTCGCGGATCGAACTGCGCGCCGCGTCGAGCGCGCGCACCGTGACCTGCACGCTTGCGGCGTTCGAGGCAAACGCCGCATCCGCTGTGCGCCCGCCGTCGCGCACCGCATTGAAATACGAGCTGGCCGTCGACGAGAGACCGCGCATGCGGCGGTCGTATTCGGTCGTATTCGCCGTAACGCTGACGATCAGCTCGCGAAGGCTTGTTGCCATAGTGTGTTCTCGCCTACTTCGCCATGCGCATCAGGGCGGCTTGAAACGGATCACCGCCGCCTTCCTCTCCCTCCGCCGTCGCGGGCTCGCCGGACCATCTCGGCATCATGTCCGACACCTTGACCTTTGCGCCCTGCGACTGAAACGCCGCCGCCGCGATCATCGCCGCATGCAGATCCGCACGATCGTCTGCAACCGGCGATTCCGCGTCGTACCCGATCCAGAGACTCAGCTCGGCGGACGACATCTGCTCGCACAGCTCGGCCAACGTCTTGCCGAGCCGCAGCGCGAGCGACATCAGGAAGCGGAGGCCTGGGGTTCGGCAGAAGGCTTTTTTGCGTCTTCGACCGGGTCGACGTCGAGCTTGCCGAATTCGAGCGCCTTCACGACGATGCGGTTGTGCACGGGGCCGAACGCAGCCGCGACCGCGGTTGCATCGTCGTCCGAGAATAGCCGCCGCCAACCATCCGGCGTTTCACCGAACACGACACGAACGAACAGCCGCGCATTCGCCTGCATGTGCGCGTCGTCACTCGCGCGCGCGAACTTCTCGCGAACCGCCGTTTCGTCGTCGCCCTCCGTTACCCCGGCGATGTCCCGAAGCGCCTCGATCCAGAACATGCGGTCGCCGACCGTCGGCTCGCGCACGGCGATCTTCTCGTCGTTCCACTCCGGCACGGTCATCAGCTCGTGCCGCCAGCCGGTCAGCGGATTGAGCGCAGCTGCGCGCAGATCCGACAGCCCTTGAATTTCGTTTTCCACGTACATCTCCTATCTGCATTCTGGAATTACGCCGCCGGCGGCGGTACGATCTTCGGCGCACCGCTCAGCCGAATGCTGTAGCTGGACGAGATGATCGCGTTCACCCCGCCGGACCACGAGTACTGGCGCACCATGCCGATCATCAGGAATTGCGATTTGTCGGAGAACGTGACGCGCAAGACGTGCTTCGCTTTCGTGGAGTGCGCAGCACGCAAGATCAACTGCCCCTCGTCGTCCGACGAGTAATTGCCCTGGACTGAGAATTCGCCCGGATCACCGAGGCCGAGCTCGGATTCCTTTTGCTCGCTAGCGAACGTCGTCGCGTCGATCTCTTCGGACTGGCCACCCTGCCACTGGATTTGCTTGGTGGTCGTGTTGAGATCAACGAAGGTGATGTCGTTCGCATCGAGGTCGTACGACGGCACCTTCGAAACTTCAACCTTGGTTCCCTGCGATCGGATACGCTTGCTTCTTTCGGCCATAAGCCCCTCACAAATGAAACGGCCCGCACGCGGCGGGCCAAATGAATCGTCGTGGTGCAGGTCAAAACTCGACCGACAGTTCCAAGCTGACGCGGAAAAGTCCTGTGTCCGCCGAATAGTCGTCCGGCAGCTCGTCGACACCTCCAACCGAGAACCGATCCTGAACTGACATCGCGCGATCAACCGCCAGATCGGCAAGACGGTCCGCGTCGGTAAACGTCGGTGCGTAGCAGTCGATCTGATACGAACCAGAACGGCCACCAGTCGGGCCGGCAAGTGCCATATCGAGCGCGCCGTGAACGCGCGTGACGACGAAATACCGCGCCGGCGCCTTCTCCGGTGCGACGCCGAGATACCCCTTCGCACCACCTATGCCCTGCAAGGCGTCACGGACTACGATCACGCTCACCGCCGCCCTCCGAGCGCTTGATCGATCGCGCGCGCCAACTCGGTGCGAATCGCCCCTTCAGCCTCGCCAATCGACGCATCGAACGCCGGTCGCATAAACGGCTGCGCCTTCATGTGCTGTGTGCCGAACTCGTCGAAGCGCCAATAGAACGCGTTGTTCGGCGAATCGGCCTTGCCCTTCGTCCGGACGCGTACGCCTGCTGTCGCCACGCCCGGAGCGTCCTTCTGCCGAAGTGCTGCTGAGACGATATTGCGGCGCAGCTTGCCGGTTTTCTTCGGTGCGCGCTTACGCGCCTCATCGCGTATCACCTTCGCACCGGCCACCGTCGCGCGCCGAAGCGCCTTCGTCGACTGCGATTTCGCCAGCCTTTCGAAATCCGCAAGCAGGTCGGCGAGCCCGACGATCTGAATGCTAGACATACTTTTCTCCCACCTTCACCGACAGGTCAAGGTATCCGCGCGTGCGCGCGGGCAGCACGGCGGTGATGTCGTACAGCCGGCCGCCATACCGCACGCGCATCTGCTCGTCGATGCCGGCTCGATAGCGAATGCGCATGCTGGCGACTGTGGAGCCTCGCACCGCCCCCGACACGACGTGTTCCTTGCCGTTCACGAACAGCACGTCGGCCCACGGCCGCGCGTGCACGACCCACGAGTTCGGCAAGGCTTCGCCGTTCTCGTTTTCTTCGCCGCTCGGCCGCTCGATGACGATGCGCTCTTTGAGTTTTCCGGCTTTCATCAGAACCTCGGCGGAACGGTGATCGAATCGAGCAGCAGATCGGCATAACCGTCCGGCATCTGTGCGATGGTCTGACCTTCGGAGAACAGCTCCCGATGGTCGTACGCCCATGCCGCCGCGAGCAACAACCATGCGCGCACCGACGGGTGTTTGTCGATGTCGATCCCGGCCTGATACGTGAGCGTCACGGCCTGCGCCGACGGCCAGTGGCCGGTGCCGAGCGGTGCGCACAGCGATTCGCGCCCAAGTTGCACGAGCTCATACGCCCGCGGATCCAGAATCGACGTCATGCCGGCAGCGTCGCGCGTTTCGATGCGTTCGATACACAGCACCTGCCCGATCGACAGCGGAAAATCCTGCCCCGGGAAACCCGCTAGCCGCTCGACGTAGCGCGCCTTGCGAATCGCCGCGCCCGACTTTCGCTCGGCCGCATGACGAGCGCCCGGAATCACCACGCGCTCGACGAACGCGCGCTCGTCATCATCGTCGATTCGGCACTGAATGGCGACGTCCTCGAAGGTCAGCGGCTCCGCATCGTCCAGATAGTCGACGAGAACAGCGCCCATAGCGGCTTACCCCTTCGTCGCCGTCGGCTTGGACGTGTCAGCCTTTGTTGGCGCTTTCATTTCCTTCGCTTCTGGCTCATGCGCACGTGCAATCTGCGCCTCGACGAGCCGGTCCGCATGCGCATCCTCGAACCCCGCGACATCACCCGGCGTGTACTGCGCGTAATGCCGCTGAAACTTGACCACTTTCATGTTCTTCTCCGAAGTGCGGCCCGCCGATATACCGGACAAGCCGCACGGTTGCAGATGCGCTTACGCGCCCCAGGTGACGCCCGCCAGCACCGAAATCGACTCGACGTGGCGCGGGCCGAAGTCGTTCTTCGCGATCACGCGGATCAGCGTCTGATCCCGCTGGAACGCGCTGATCACGTTGCCGTCGGCATCCTTGTAGGTCGCCTCCTTGCTGTAGTCGATTTCCAGCGTTTCGGCCTCACCGATGAACACGTCGCCGAAGTCGGTGAAGTAGATCTCCGACTCGTTGCCACCGGCGCCGAGGTTGATCGGCACCTGCGTCGTCTTGCCGACCGGATAGCCCTTGAGCAGGCCGTTGGCGAGCTCCGGATAGACCTTGTTGCCATTGCCGTCGCGCAGGCCTTCGAGGAAGCGAAACGTACGCGGCGCCATGATCCAGCCCGGCTGCGTCAGATTGGCGTCGGCGTTCTCCAGCGCCAGAATCACCTTGCCGAGATCCGTTTCGATCTTTTGCAGCGTCGATGCGTCGCTCGCCGGCAGAACATTGCCCGGAAGCGCCCAGAAACGCAGACCCTTCGGGGTATTGGCCGTGCCATCGTCGCGAATGAACGCCTTGTCTTCGCGTGCGCCGATCGCCGACGTCAGGTCGCCGACCACGATCTGATCGACGTTCGGATTTACGCCCGCGTACTTGATCAGGTCGTTGGCGATCGGCACGAGCGCGGCCATCTTCTTGGCCGTCAGCTTCAGATCGTCGAACTGTTGCTGCGTGGCCGGAATATCGGTGTCTGCGCCGATATAGCCGACGATGGCGCCGCCCTTCAGGCGCGGGATGGTAATGTTGCCGTTCGGCAGCGGCAGCGTGCGCGCCCCCAGCCGGCGAACCACAGACTTCGGGCGCAGCAGCTCGATGACTTCGCTCGACAGGTTCTCCGGCACCAGCACACCGCCCGCGCCCGGCGACAACGTATTGAGCGACATCGCGACTTCCTCGCCAAAACCGCGCTCCAGCGCGATCTTCGAGGCGAGTTGCGCGTCGCCCCGTGCGGCCGCCAGCGCACGCACCATGCGGGCCATCTTCGCGCCCTTCACTTCCGGCGCCTTCGGCTGTGCCGGCACGGTGGATGCAGCCGGCGCCGCGACAGCGGCCGGCGTCGGATCGACCGGCACCGCTGCCGCTGCGGCCATCCGTTCGGCGGCTTCTGCGCGCTCGATCTGCGCGGTGAGGTCGTTGAATTTCGCGCTGAGCTGGTCGAATTCGACCTGCTGCTCGACCGACAAGGCGGCGCCGCCCGCCTCAATCTGCGCCAACGCCTGCACACGCTGGTTGATGGCTGCGCGTTCGCGGCGAAGTTCATGGATGTTCACTTACCCTTCTCCTAAAAAAATGCCACCCGAAGGTGGCAGTGCTCAACTGAGACGCGAACGCGCTCGGATGTTGATCGTAAAAACCCGATTTTTTCGGTGGCTTACATCGTCGCTTGCATGTTCATCGCGGCCGCACGGGCGGAAATGCTGCGTCGCGCGCTGCCGCCCTGACGTTCGGCGCGCGACGCGCGCACTTCGGCCGCAATCCGGTTGATTGCGGCCTGGGGCGTCTCGACGCTGTCCGCCAGTCCCGCCTCGACGCCCTGCTGACCGAAGAAGATGCCCGCCTGTGTGTTCTTCACTGCCTGCGTGCTCAGGCTGCGGAAATTCGCAATGGCATCGACAAACTGCTTGTAGCTGTTCTGCACCATGCTGGTGAGGAACGCCAGCGACTGATCGCTGAGCGGCTCGTGCGGGGTGAGATCGTTCTTGTGGTCCCCGGCAAACACCGACGTCACCTTGATCCCTTGCTGCTCGTCACGTTTGGACACGTCCAGATGGTTCGCGATGACGCCAATCGACCCGATGCCGGACGTGCGACTCACGATGACCTGCGACGCCGCAGCGGCAATCAGATAGCCGCCCGAGAACGCCGAGAAGTTCACGATCGCGGTAATTGGCTTGACCAGTGACGCGGCCCGGATATCGTCGGCCAGTTCGAACGCGCCGGTGGCGCTGCCGCCATTGCTGTCGATATCGAGCACGATGTGTTCGACCGCGGGGTCGGCCACAGCCTGATTCACCGCGGCACGCAGCCCCTCGTAGCTCGTCATCGGCTCGCACGGATTCATGTGCGCGGAGCGCGAAACCAGAATGCCCGACACCGGAATGATGTCCAGGCCGGTATCGGCGACCAGCGCACGACGACGCTCGGACGCCCGAGCCATCTGCGCGCCACGGTCGAGCTCGTCATCCTCCATGAGTTTCGGCTGTGCGCTGTTCACCGTCAGGTTGACGATGTTCAAGTTCAGCGCCTGATTGGCCCACTGCACCGCGAGCGACATCATCGGGTCGGTGACGAGCTGCGGCTGATTGAAAATCAGGCTGGCGAGTCTGAGGTGCGGTTTCAAGAAAGGATCCTCCCAATTTCGTCGAGCGCCGCTTTCGTCGGCTCGGTTTTGCCCATCGGTATCGGCTGGGGCTTGGACGCATCGACCATGTTCATCGGGCTCAGGTAGATGTCGCCGCCCTTGACCGGCGGCATGTTCTCCAGCCGCCGAATGTCGTTGATCGACAGCCACCCCCACTGGCGCCCGACCGCATACGCGGCGTAGCGCGACGACTGATCGCCGCGCAAGAGCCCCGCGAGGTTGTATTCAATGAAGTACAGCTTGCGCTCCGACGGCAAGAGCAGGTCGCGCGTCTTCGCCTGTTCATGCCGTTTCACCCACGGCAGCAGCGTGTAGATCACGAACTGGAGCGACTGATGCTCGATGTTGCTGAACGTCGCCCGCTCCAGCTCGTTGACCATGTGAGCCGGGATTTTGTAGATCCGCGCGATATCGAGCGCCGACAGTCGCAATGCATCGATCAGCGCCGCGTCGACGTTGGTCATCGACAGCGGCTTGAACGTCATGCCCTCCTGCAACAGCGCGACCTTCTTCGCGTTACCGGACCCGCCGAACTTCGCGTTCCAGCCGTCGGTGATGCGATCAACGCTTGCCTGATCCTTCAAGGCAGGCGCGTCTGTCGGCCGTTCAATGACCCCCGACAGCGCCGTGCCGTTCATGAACGATTTGCCTGCGTACTGCCGGATCGCCTGTGCGTGCCCGATCGCATTCGCATGCAGCAAGACCGGAGACAGGCCCGTATACCCGTTGATCGACATCCATCGAACATGATGAACGAGCCGTTGCGGCAGCGGATCGGCGCCGGCCACGCGATACATCGGCTTCAGGTCCGGTCCCTTCATGACCGTCACGGCTTCGTTGTCGAGCGGATACAGTCCCTGAATCACGCCGTCCTGATCGCGATCGATGAAGCTGTAGCTATTGCCGCGAAGGCCCACGGCCACCTGCGACTGCTCCTGATACTCAAATGGCGTTTGCCACGGGTTCGGCTCGTACTTCAGGATCGAATACAGCGGATGATCGGTCGCCGGCTTTCGGTCGTCGCCGGAGCGCTCATACAGTTCGACCGGCAACTGCGCGATGCTTTCCGCCAGCAGCGTGACGCAGTTTTGCAGGACCGTCAGCGACAACGCGCTCGCGGGGGTGACGATTTGTCCAGCTTCGGACCGGGCGCTACCCAGCAGCGCCGATACCCAACCGCCCGAACCCGGCTGCGTCTGGCCGAGGTTCGACAACAACTGCCTGCTGAAAAACATCGCGCTACTCCTTCGGCTGTGTGGCGCGTGCCGCGCGCGCGGCTGCGATATCCGCCAGCAGCGCCCACAACAGCAGCAATACGCCGGCGACGATCAGCCCGATCGGCACGCTGATCAGCACCACGCCTGTCACCAGCAGCGCAAACCCGGCGAGACCCGCCACCCAGGCCGCAATACCCATGAATTTCAAACGCCCACCCCTTGATCGTAGATCGACTCCGAATCGACGCGATCGGCCAGCATCGCGCGGCCCACCGCCATGATGAGCGCCACGGCGCCGTCGATTTTGTTGTCGTTGCCCTGCTTGACCGGACGTACCACGTCGTCGTTGCCGGGCAGGTTCTTGCCGATCACGTTGCTGATACACCACGTCATGATCGGATTACCGTCGTGATGGAACCGTCGTGACGTGATCGCTGCTTCGAGCTCCTTCATCGGGTCCGACATGTTCGTGTAGTTCTGCACGATCGTGACCGGCGTCAGGCCCTCGTCCGCGAGCTGGTGCGACAGGTTCGTCGCACCATGCGGATCGAGCGGCGTGCATTGAACCGGGCACCGCCGGTTGGCTTCCTTGGCTTCTTCCAGAATCTCGCGATAGTCGATCTCCGCGCCATCCGTTTCGATCAGGAAGCCGTGGTTGACCCACGCCTGATAGCGCTCGGCCATACGACGGTTTTCGGTATTGCGCACGGTGTCTTCCGGCACCCAGAATCGAGGCGCCACGCAGAAGTAATGCCGCCGCCCGTCGATATCGCGCCAGAAAAGCCGCGCCATGCTGTTCAAGTCGAGCTTGCGCGCCATGTCCAGCGCCAGCACGCAGTCCTGTCCCTCGAACTGCTCGAGCGACAACGATCGGTCCTCGCACGCCTTCCAGTCTTCGAGGTTGAAATAGCCCGCCTTCGCCGACGTCCACACGTTCAGGTGTTTCGTCTTGAACGTGTTCGTGAACCGTGCCGACTTGATCGCGCGTTGCTGCTGGCTCTCCAGATACTCCTGATAGACCGAGATGCCGATGTTCGGGTTGGCTTTCGCGAGCACGCGCGGATCGGTCCAATCGTCGTCTTCGTCGATGGTCCAGATCCACCCGAAAAGCTCGTCGTCGGGCACCGTCCCTTCGAGCATTTCGATCACCTGCCGGCGCTTGTCGTAGCACGGCCCTTCAATGTTGGCGCCCGCCGTCGTGATGACGAACATCAACGGCTGCCGGCGCGCGCCCATCCCCGTGAGCATGGTTTCGTACTGCGCGTTCGTATCGTGCTCGTGATACTCGTCCTCGATCGCGCAGGACGGCGACGCGCCATCGCCCGGATTGCCGATGATTGGTTCGAAGCGGCTACCGTCTTCGGGCCGATTCAACGCCTGTGCGTTAACCTCAATGCCGAGGTGTTCGATGAGCAGCGGCGAGCGCTTCACCATCAGCCGCGCCGGCCGAAAGACTTCCCAAGCCTGCCGCTCGGTCGTCGCGCCGCAATACACCTCGGCGCCGAATTCGTCGTCGGCGGTAAACATCGCAATCCCGACGCCCGCGGCGATCACGCTTTTGCCGTTCTTGCGCGGCACCTCCCAGTACGACTCGCGAAAGCGCCGAAATCCCGTCTTCTTCCTAACCCAGCCGAACGTGCAAGCCAAGCCGAACAGCTGCCACGGCTCGAGCGTCACGAGCTGGCGCTTGTAGGCCCATTCGCCCTTCGTATGCGGCAAAAGCTGAATCAACCGCAGCTTCTTTTCCGCTTTTGCCGGGTCAAATTTGTACTTGAACGCGGCCGACTTGCTCGCCGCGAGATCGTCCAGATGACGCTGGCACGCGAGAATCACCCACCGACATGCCGGCACCTTCCCGCGCACGACGTCACGTGCAAACTGGTTCGCTCGCGCGACCAGCGGAAAAGACTCTCGTGCCATGCGTCAACCCAGCAGATCGGCAAAGGGATTGCCGGCGTTCTTCTTTTTCGGGCCGATCAGACGCTGACGGCTCGACGGATCGAGCCCGAGCATCGCGCCGAACGTCGCCATCTGGCCGGCTGCCTCTTTCACGACGGTCGCGGCCGGGTTTTTCACCGGGCCGCCCTGTGCCCCTTCTACCACCGGGCCTTCACGCGCCAGCTGCTCTTGCGCGCGTCGCCAGTTGCCGTATGCCGCGCAAAAAATCTCGACGTTATGCAGGTCCGTGAACTGGAGAATCTTCTGCTTGCAGAGCAGGGGCGCAACGCGCTCCCACATCTCGACCGCCAGCGGATCAAGCCATTCCGGCGGATCGATATTTGTCACCAGCCCGAAATCGGGCTCTTGGGTATTCAACTGCCGCTTGCCCGGATTACCGGCGGCCTCTTTTCTTGCAACGGGCTTCGGTCGACGTCCGGAGCGGCCCGCAACTCCGGGCATGTTTTGCTCAACCTTTAAATTTCATTTTTCGCGGGCGTGAAAATTTGACGAAGCGGGCGGTCCCGGAGGCGACACCTCCTAGACTTTTTCACCCCCCTCCCCGCCCGGCGCATACGCCGGGCGGGCAACGACGGGCGCAGCCACCACCACGTCACCTCAACCGCTCGCGCGCCGTCTTCGCCGCGTGACAGTCACGGCAGATCGCTTGCAGGTTCTCGTCGTGGTCGGTGCCACCCCGCGCCTTCGAAATAACGTGGTCAACCGCAGTGGCGACAGTCACGCGCCCTGCTTGCAAACAGGGCTGACAGAGGCCGCTGTCGCGGCGCAAGATGCGCTGCCTGATCTTGTCCCACGCGGTTCCGTATCCCCGCGCATGACGATTGCCGCGCACCGCGTCGGACTTCCACTTGACGGCCTCGTGCGCATGTTGATCGCAGTGCGACTTACCATCCGCGACGAGCGCACCGCACCCCCGGTGCTTGCACGGCTTCATCGGGCGTCGTGCCATCTCTACAAATCCGCTAACTTTGTTTGCACACATGTTAGCAATGTGCTAACATGTGTGCATGCACTCAATCGAATTCACCAAACAAGCCGCCCAAGCCCTCAAGGCAATGCCGCGCAACATTTCGGCGACGATTCGGGCAAAGATCGATGCACTGGCAGTTGACCCCTACGCACCGAATCCGAACGCGAAAAAGTTGGCGGGCCAGCCCGGCTACCGGCTCCGAGTTGGCGATTGGCGTGTGTTGTACGAAATCGAAGATGGCCGCGTCGTGATCGTTGTGCTGGCCGTCAAACCCCGTGGAGGTGCCTACAAATGACCGAAGTCCAATTTATCGAGCAGGACGGCCACCGGGCCTTTGCCGTGGTCCCCATCGAACTGTGGGACCGCGTGAAGGACCTGATCGAAGACCTCGAAGATGAAGCGCTCTACGCGCAAGCCAAGGCAAGCGACGACGGCCGCCGCATCCCGGCCGCTGTGCTCGATGCTGAACTGGCGGGCGATCACCCTGTTCGAGCTTGGCGCAATCATCTGCGCATGACGCAAGATGCGCTCGCCGCAGCAGCCGGCATCAGCAAACCGTATCTCAGCCAAATCGAAACCCGGCAGCGCGTCGGTACTACCGACGTGCTGTCTAAGATCGCCAGCGCACTTGCCGTGCCCGTCGACGACTTGATCGAGCCGCCGCCCGCACAGTCGTAACGCAATGTCGCTCGTCTCGTCGGTCTACGTAATGCAGTCGCATGAACGCGATGACCGCCACAGCCGCCCGCACCCAGTGCGGACGACGGCGAAACATCAGAACAGCCATATCAGCTCCGGGCGCGGAAACGAAAAAGCCCGCGAGGCTTTCACCTTGCGGGCTTTGGTCGAGCGGCCGGTGCTGATCTCCGGCATGGACTCATGTCGATTTCAGGGGCTCGTGGGTCCGTGACGCCCTCGTAGCGCATCAGCCTGCGCATTCGCTCGACGAAACATTGTACAGCGTGGCGTCACAGTGAGATTCGAATTCACGGGCAACCCAGTATTAGTTTGCAGAACCATCGGACTGCTCTATCCGTGTCGACCTTGAACCTCTCAGTCACGCGACAAAGAAAAAGCCCGCACAGCAAACTGAGCGGGCTTACTTTGGGCGCACCTCGCGCCCGACATCGTCAATATAGCGAAACGCAGCGCGGTTTACAACCCCTTTTTTATGACTCGGGGCCGGGGAGCAATGGAACAGGAAAGTCAGTTAAGCCCGGTAAGCTCGTCCAACGCACTTCGAGGGACCGCGGGGATTGATAGGAGTCCGCTGTCGGATTCAGGCCGGATCAGGCCAAGCAGCTCGCCCGGTGCCGTAAATACGTTGGTTGGATTCGTTCGCAGCAGTGCTCCGATGTCTGTATATCCCCACGCCACGGCACCGAACGAAACGCCTACTTGCTCGGCGGCTTGAGCATCCCGAATCTCGTCGCCGACATAAATCGCCTCTGACTTGTCCGTACGTGTCTTTTTTAGGATGCGGCGCAAACGATGCGACTTTCCGAACATGGTCGAACCACACTCCAGTACTGCGAAGCGGTTGATCAATGACCCGCCCAACACTGCTGTCACATTGTCAATTGAGTTCGACGTGGCAACGGCCAGTTCAACATATCCTTGCATCGCATGCAGGACATTGACAATGCCTGCAAACGGGTGAATTTCGTCGATCCGCTGGCGCATGATTCTTCGAAAATCGGAAAGTACCATCGGCACCTTCCATAGCGGTATCTGTAGTTCCCTGATCACTTCGGTTGCGCTCATGCCTCGCAGCTTATGCTGTTCGTCGAAGGCAACCTGCCGGAACCCGTGCCTGATCGCTAGCGAGTTGAGCGAATCTGCGAACACTGGATAGGTATCGGCGATTGTTCCATCGAAATCGAAAATCACAAGTTTGATCGTCATGAATCTTTCCGGGTTGCGGTTGTAACGCGCCCTACACGGCGTTTCTCAGGCGTGGGAGTGAGGGCAGCTAAGCCGGTAAGCATCGCCCAATGCGACCTCATAGATCGTTTCCTGTAGTCAAAGGGAGCAGCTCTCCGCGCTTAACGGGCTCGGGCATCGAGAACGAATAGCGCCCGAGCATATTGATGTGCTCGTGACCGAACGGCGACAGCCGCGTCTCGTCCTCGAGCTGAACTTTGTTGCCATAACGCTCGCGAATCTCCGGGGTGTGCGGCCAGCGTTGTCGCGTGGCACGGTAGGCAATGATGCACTCGTCTGGATCGGCTACGTTGAGCTGCGATGAAAGTGTTTGGAGAACCGTGGTGGGTACCGCCGTCGGGTCTTCCAGAAACGCACCCAGGAAACGTACGGTCGTCAGTTGCAGCGCATAACCTAGGCGATCGCTGTCACGCCGCTTGGTGGCGATCCACTCGTGGTCGTCGTCATGGAGACGGAAATACCGCGCCAGTTCATCGGGGGAACGCGACTCAGGATATCGGCTGTAGCGTTCCGGTTGTGCGGTGGACAGAAAGCTGACCGGCATGGCGTCAATCTGCTTCGATGCAGAAGGTGGCGAAATCCCGATCCATTGAAGTCATTCCGGTTTGAACAAGAGGTTCTGTCCGTAAGGTAAGAGGATCGTTCAACGGACGCCTGCACAAAGCGCCACGGCTCGATACAAACCAAGCCTGTCGACGTCTCATTAAGGTGATACGCTAGGTTTATCGATCAACGCCCCCTTATCGTACACTATCCGCATGGCCAGAGCCCTGATCGGCTACGCCCGCTGTTCGACGGACAAAACAGGACCTGGGCGCCCAGAAAAAGTGCTCGCCGAACTTGGTGTATCGCCGGATCGGGTCTACACAGATCACGGACTGACCGGCGCTCATCAATCGCGACCGGGATTGGACCAGGCGCTAGCTGTCGTGCTTCGCGGCGATACGCTGGTCGTACCGAAGCTCGATCGCCTAGCCCGATCGGTTCCAGATGCGCGCGACATCGCCGACTCGCTGGTCGCGCGCGGGGTGAAGCTCGCCATCGGTTCGAGCATGTACGATCCGGCCGACCCGATGGGCAAAATGTTCTTCAACGTGCTCGCCACCTTCGCGGAGTTCGAAGCAGACCTGATACGTCTGCGCACCCGAGAGGGTATTGCTATTGCACGAGCAAAAGGCAGGTTGCGGGGCAAGCGGCCCCAACTTTCTGTCAAACAGCAAAAGGAGTTGCGTCGGATGTATGACGTTGGCAGCTATTCCATCAGCGACTTGGCCGAACTGTTTTCGGTTTCCCGTCCAACCGTGTATCGAACCCTCGCTCGTCGGCCGGAAGGGGTATAGCGCGGACTCGATCGGTCACTGCCCTCAAACTTCTACGTCAAGCGCGTTCGCTGGGCTTAACTGATTTCCCTGTTCCATTGCTCCCCGGCCCCCAAACAACATCCTCGGCCGGCAATCACGCAGGCTGGTGCTCCTTCAGCCACTCGCGCAACGCATCGTTCATACGCGTCTGCCAACCTTCGCCCGTCGCTTTGAAGGCGTCGACAATGTCGACGTCATAGCGCACCGTCAATTGCACCTTGGGCGCTTCGAGCGGCGGACGACCACGCTTGCCTCGCCGCGTCATCTTCGCGAAGTCTTCCGCCGGCACTTCGAACGTGTCGGGATCGGCCGCGATGCCGCGGTTGATTGCCGCGTCTTCCTCGTCCGTCGGCATGACGATCTTACGCTTGCTCGACATAGCTCTTGACCTCCCGCTTGTTCGCCTTACGCATGCTGATGATGTGCATCGAGTCGCCGCGCTGCGTGAACACCACGCAATAGAGGCGATCGCCGATCACACCGAACCCGACTTCGCGCACTTCACTGTAGTCGCGTCGGTCGTCCACGTAGGACAACACGTCCGACCAGTCGAGTTGCGCTGCAAGCGCCAACGACACTCCATGCTTGGCAATGTTCGTTTCGTTCTTGGTCGGGTCAAAGGTGATGTCCATGCAAATTATTGTAGCTACGATAAATGTTGAATGCAAGGGATATTTGTAGCTACAGTAATTCGGGACACTTCAGCAGGCTGCGACGTTTCAGCGGCCCAAGAATCGACCGCTTCGCCTGCTGATACGTCGCGTGTGCGTCCGGAAAGGCGAACCCGCGAGGATTGGACCAGACGCGAGCGCCGCATGCTCGGTTCATCTCGCTAACGCGCTTCGCCTTCATGTGCTGCTGGATCGCGGCACGCTCCTGCCACGCCAACGCATCGACGCAGACGTCAACCAGTTCCGCGCGCCGCCTTGCCGCCTTCCGATTGGCCTTCTCTGCGCGTTCCTCCGCCGTTTCGGTCCGGTCGTCTTCGGCGAAGCCTCGGCACGTGGCGGCGACCCTTCCATGTCCGAGGTTCGGCGTGTATCCCGATTGCCAGTCGTACCACTCGTCGAGCAGTTCCTCTATCTGGTTGCTCTCGTCGATCGTCGGTTCGTTTTGCTCGTTCATGGCAGGACTCGAAACGGGATTCCCCAGTACATCAGCCAGTTAATCAGGACAGTGCGTATCTCCTCGCTGCGCGGAAACCGCATCTCGATTTGGCCGCCCTTGAGTTCGACGCCTTCGAGCGGGCAGCCCGGAAACGCAATGACGCGGCGACCCGTACTTGCTTCGTTGCGACGCACCGCCATCTTTGCCACGGGCTCCGCAATCTCGCCCTGGTCGAAGTAGAGATAGGCGCTCACGACATCCCCCGCACGTCCCATGCATCATCACCACTCTTGATGAACGCGCCGAGCACACGCGAGCTCCGGTTTCGATACGCGTATGCCTTCGTCCGAAAAACGCCCGGCTCCACCCAACGGCCATCGCACTGTGGGATGCGCGATCGGTGCATTTCGGGAATAAACGCATCCACCTCGACGGCCGTGACCAACTGGCGCTTGACGGTTGCGATTCGAGCGATTCGAAATACTGTCGCGTCGATCTCGCGCTTCCGCTCACAGACGATAATTCCGCCACGTCCGCGATGTCTCGGCACGCTATACGAACCGTCCGGAATCTCAACCCACATCCTCACTGGCAATTTGCTTCTCCCATCTTTCGAGCCCGTACCGGCTCCCATTCCTCATATGCCCGATCCCACACATCGAACTTGGCCTGCTTCGGCGTGCCGACCCGGTTCTGATCGATCCACGCGTGACACGCGACGCAACCGGGAACCGTAAATTCGTTTCTCGCCTTCATCGCCCCGGCCTTCCCGTGGCGCGATTGGTTCGAGTGGCACGGCACAACGGTTTCGTCGAGCGGGTTAAGACGGCACACACCCGGCACACGCAGAAAGCACGGTTCGCCGCGGCACGCCGCCAAATACTTCGAACCCTCGGCGACGGTCGGCCGCTTGATCCGCTTCACGATCGCCTTCTGACGCTTCAGCGTCGCCGTTCGCGTCAGGCTGCTGAACGGCGAATGCGGCTTTCGTTTGAATCCCGTTCGCTTCATTGGCGCCGATCGCGTTGCGCAACGACTGCGCAGGAACGAATCATCCGGTCCATGGCGAATGCCGCGTGCGCGATCGCCGCGTTACGTTCTCGATGCTGTTCGGCTGCTCGCTTCAAGAGCCTCTCTTGCGGCGACTCAGTCGGCGGCGGAAGTTCCTTGAGCAAGCAGCGGTACGTCGTGGGGCGCGAGCCTTCGATGCGCTCAACATACTTTTTGCCGAGAAGGTTTCGTATGCGCCCCTTCACCGTATCAGTCGTCATCGACGCTTCGTATCCGATCTGCTCAATCGTCAGCCCGCGGCGGCCGGCCTTCCGCTTCAAGCAATCGCAGATCAGCCAGTTCCCCGTGCTCAAGCTCACCGCCTTCTTCATTCGACCTCCTGAATCGTGATGCCGTGCTCTCGGAGCATCAGCTTTCGTTTAATGACGTAGTCCTTGTTCTTCCGTGTCACCGCTGATTTCACGTCCTCGACCACAAGCTCACCCACCGAATTGCGATAGGTGAAGTCGGCAACGTACTCGACCGCTCGCTCGATCGAACCGTCGGAACGCCGCTGACGCGCGATCAGCTCAAACGCCACTTGACGCCGAAGACCGCTGATCAGCCCGACGTCTTGTTGCTTGATCAACTCGAACCATCGCGACCGCTCGCGCTTGCTGTCGAACCTGATGCCGTCGTGCTCGCACTTCGTGTTGCGGTACTTCGAGCGCTTCGCCGTCATTACCGGCGTGAAGAGTGGCCGGTCGAGGTCGCCGGATGCGATTTCGTCGAATTCGGAGTTTGGCTGCTTGCCCGTGCGGCGCGCCAGCTCGCGCTCGGCGAAGCTGCGACCGATAGTTCGGTCGTCGCGCACGCGTGCCGTGCCAACCATCGCCGTACCCTCGGGAACGACGAGCGGCCGTGAAGCGCGCTTCGTCACGTCGCCTCCTGATCGCGCGGGATGTCGTTGAAGTACCGGTACAACTGCTCGTAGGTCTCATTCCCAAAGCGACCAGCCTCGCGAAGCATTTCCTCCATCGCCTCGCCGGGCCCGTTCGCCTTGACGACGCGCGCCTTAAAACGCATGAACACTTCGCCCTCGCGCTGCTCGATGCCGAGTTGCTTACCGCGGTCAGTGACACCTTGCGCGCTCTTGTGCCAGTCGGCAGGCACGTCCTGCCCGCTCGTCGCCGTGCCGTCCGGCTTCACCGGGAACAGCCCCGTCCAGCCGCGCAATACCGCTTCGTCGATGCAGTCCGCCGGGGCATGCCCAAGCTCTCTCAGCTTCTCGAGGCGGCGCAGCGACACTTTCGCCGCCGGGCGTGTCCACGGCGCCGACTTCTCCGCCGCTTTCGCCTCGCGGTGCTCGCACCAGTCGAGCCACGCGTCGACGGGCAACCAGTCGGGCAGTTCGATCGATCGCAGTTCGCCATGCAACGCAACTCGCGGCGCACGCCGCGCGGGTTGATGGTTCTCTGATGGTTCTATGACGGTTCCTGATGATTCGGGTGCAAAAGCTTTGCACCCTTTAGTGCTGTGATTTGCACCCTTTATGTCGTCAGTTGCACCCTTTACGTCGTCGTTTGCACCCTTTCCATTGGGTGCATTTTTTGCACCCTTTGAGCCCGAGGAAATGGGCGCAAGTTCTGCACCGTTTATCCAGTCCGAATTGATTCGGTATTCGCGCGTATTCCCACGCCCGCCCTTCGACTCGCTCACGAGAATTAGCCAGCCCGACTGCTGCATCCGGCGAAGCTGGTACTGCACTGCACGCGGCGATTGGCGCGTCTTCGCAGCCAACTTGTCGACGCTCGGATAGATGTGCGTGCCGTCGTCGTGCGAATGGTCCGCAAGTGCCAGCGCGAGAATCATCTCGCCGCCGCCTTCCGGATAGCGCTCGAACACCGCGTTCATAACCTTGACGCTCATAGGCTCCTCAGTGCCCGCACGGCAACGCGCCGTCAGCGTCAGTCTTTGCGCCACATGACAGACACGTACGCGTGGCCGCTGCGCGAGCTGTCACCGCAACGGGCGTCACTTCGCCAGCGCGCGCCGGAATGGGCTCTTTGATGTCGGTCGGAGTCAAGACGCTCTCCCGAGAGTCAAGCGATAGGCGCTCGGATGACCGGGCCGGCGCGTAATGCGCAGCGCACCGGCCTCCTCCAACGTGCGAAGGGTCGACGACACGGTCACGCGCGTCACGCCCGCGAATTCCGCAATGGCGTCGATCGACGGATCGCAATTCCCCTGCTCGTCGGCCAACCGCGCCAGAAAGATCAGGATCACCTTGGCCGTCGGCGGGAACTGCTCGCGCATAGCGCGGTTGAGGTGCTCGAAACTCATTCGGTGGCCTCCTGTGCGCTTTCCGCGTCGTCAATGCCGAGCACCCATCGCAGCGCCGCCAAGCGCTCGCCCGTCGCCTCCGCGAGCGCCGCCTCGATCTGCTTACGCGGACGTACGCGCGCCGCCGTACCGCCGAGCACGGCCTTCTGCGCACGCGAGCGCGCGTGCCCTTCCTTGCCGTCAGCGGCATCGATCAACGCCTGAACCTTCGCGCGTTGCTCGTCGGGCGACAGCTTCGCAAGCTTCAGCGCGTGCGACACAGTGATCTGTTCCGCCTCAACAGCGTCACGCACCGCCATGCAGCAGTCGAGCAGCTTCAATGCGGAGCGCACGGTCGGCACCTCGACGCCGAACACGACGGCGATAGCATCCTCGGTGTGGCCGACGTCGAGCATGCGAGCCATCTTCTCGGCCCGGTTGATCGGCGAGTCCTCTTCGCGGATCTCGTTCGTGCTGACCATCATTCCGACAAACGACTTGTCGCTGTCGCGCATGACGCGCTTCGGGATCGCTGGAATCGTGATCGGCTCTTCGCCCGCATCGATCAGTTGACGGTTCAGCTCGCGCGCGTTGATCACGCGGCGACGGCCGTCGATCACGAGGTTCTCGCCCGTCTCCGGGTCTTTGTAGAAGAGCACCGGCTCGAGCACGCCCTGCACGCGGTAGTTTCGAACCGTCTTCGGGTTCGGCGCCTGATGTACGCGCCGGTCGTACAGCGGGTGCTTCGGGTCCGTGACGAGCGTCAGCTTGTCGGGGTCCATCGAAAGGACGTTGCCCTTGCCCGATGCCCCGTAGACGTCGATTGAGTTCTTCGCCATGTTATTTTCCCCATTCGAAAAGCCCGGCTCGCCGAGCAAGAGTGACAATTGCGACCGCAGCTTGGAGCGGTACGACGCCATTTCCGACCTGACGGAGTTGGTGATTCCGGGATTCGTCCACCACGTAGGCCAGCCCATTAGCCAGCATGCGAACGCCGGGTTCAACCGCCGGCGCAAGGTCCGGTCGGTCGGCGATAATTCGCGGCCATCGATCGTCGATAGGACCGGGCGCAAAAAGGTCGAGAGATTCGCGGCCTGCCCGGCAAGCACTATTCCGTGACCGTTCCCGTGACTCGGCGCCAACTTCGTCGTCCGATTGCTGTTCTCGCTGCTTGTTGGCGTCGCCCATTGCGACACCTGATCTTTCAGTCCGAGATTGGCGCCTTGCGCCTGCCGACTTGCGCTGCCCGAATCGCTGCCATTCGTTGCCATCGATGCGCGCGGCGTCGGCCAGTGACGCGTTTCCGATTCGAGCCCGACTTGTCGCTTGCCGTTCGCTGTCTTGCCCCGTGCCGCCACTACGTCCGCAGACACTGAACGCCCGCCGTTCGGGACGTTCGGCGTTGCCCACTGCGCCGCCATGCTCGGCAACATCGGATCGCCCGAACTGCCGTGCTGATTCGGACCTCCCTTCGCACCATCCGTCCCGCGCGGCGTCGGCCATGCACGAGCAGCTAACGCCAGCGTCGGACGCTTGGCGGCATTCGGCGACGGCGATCGGTTCGTTCGCTCCATCGCATTTGCATCCGGCGTTGCCCATGTGATCACCTGCTGACGGATGTTTGGGCCAAACTCGCCGTTGCTGTAGCTCGACGTGTTGCAGTCGGGCGTCGCCCATCCGCCATGCGATACAGAACCAACGCTCGCGCTGATGGCTTCCGCCGACATCGGACGCGCGTAGATGCGTCCATTCCGCATCCCACCCGCGGTCGGCCAGTTCTCCCACGACTCGGGAGGCTGCGCGTTCGGCGAGTTCGCCTTCCGTTTCGTCCACAACGGAGGCGGTGGCAGAAGTGATTCCTGAGACGTTCTCCAAAACGAGGAGCGACGCACCGCAAGCGTCGGCGATATTAAGGACACTGAAAAAGAGACCTGAGCGCTTGCCGTCGAGACCGGCACGGCGCCCGGCCACAGATAAGTCTTGGCACGGGAATCCGGCAATGACGCAATCCACTCGTCCGCGCCATGCTGTGCCATCGAACGCGAGAAGGTCAGACCAGACAGGCGCCTGATCAATGGCTCCCGCTTCCATAAGCGCGACAAGTTGCGAGGCAGCAGTGGCTTCGGGCTCCACGTAGCAAACGGTTCGATGTCCGATTCCAAAATGCTCGAGTGCGGTCCTGACACCTTCCCCGAGCATGCCGACGCCGGCGCAAAGTTCGATGGAATGTAAAGCCACACCATTCATGCCACCGCCCGAAACAGATCGGTGCGGGCAGCGCGCGGTGAAATCCAAAGCACTTCCGTCCGGATTCCAGTACCGCGCCCGGCCGCCATCGTGGCCGACGTCTCGACGCGCTCCCATCGAGCAAGCATCGTGTCGTACAGCGGATGCGGATATCCACTCAGAACGACCATGCCTTCAACCCCGAGCAAGACCTCAAGCAACTCACGATGATCGTCGTCGCTCATCTCGTGCCGATAGCATGCTGAGCCCATTTTCCGCGTGTCGTGAACATACGGAGGGTCGACATAGAACAGCGTCGACGGCGTATCGTGATCACGAATGACTCGCAACGCCGGCCGATTCTCGATCAATACCCCCCTCAGTCGATGCCCGAACTGAGCGAGCTTTTCGGGGACATGCGCCCAGACGTGCATGGCGGTACCATAGTTGCGCTTCGTATCGATGCGAAACCCTGTCGCCCCCTTGGTCGCTCCGGCGGAGCCAAAACCCATCTCGGCACGTATCAGCGTTCTGCGCGCTCGCTCAACCGGTTCGTCACACTGCGTCCAGGCAAGCTCGAATTCCTCCCGGGCGTATGGCGTCAGGGCGACGAGTTCTGCCAGACGTTGTCGAGCTTCTTCGTCGCGAAGCACACGCATCACATTCACTATCTCGCCGTCGAGATCGTTATAGACCTCGCCATGCGACCGCGGCTTTCGCATGAGTACCGACGCGGCACCGCCATACGGCTCTACGTAAGCCTTATGCGCAGGAAAATGTCGAATGATCCACGGTGCCAGACGGAACTTGCCACCGTGATACCGAAGGACGGGACGAGAAACATCGGCCATACACGTCACTCGGCCATGCCACGCAGCCGCGCGGAGATATCGAGAAGCACCTGCGCATGCTTGAAGATTCGGTGATCCACGCGCTCGATCTCGTGCCGCTCGACACGGCCGTCTTCGAGCGTCTTCACGATCTCCTGCCCGACGTCGCCGTGCGTCGACCACGCCTTGCCCATCAGCTCGACGATCGCGGCGTCGCAGCAGTCAACGGCGCTCGGCAATTTCACGAGCGCGTAGCCACGCTCGCCAGCCCACGCTTCGAGCATCCGATCGTCGTTGGTCACGTCCGTCGCGCGAACCGCGTCAGCAAGCCCGAGGTGATGCGTAGCGTTGTTCGGGTTCACCTTGTTCCGCAGCACCGCCGCCGACATACCGAGACGCGGCGCGAGCGACTCACTGCCGCCCGGGTAATCGTGAACAACCGCGTATGCGGCGTCGATGATGTTCATTCAATCCTCATCTGAACGTTGTTTGTCGCGGTAAGGACTACTAAAGTGTGTCCCTATGGTGCGAACGAAAATTCAATTTCCTCAACCGCGCCATGCAGGCGCGATCTACTGCATTGGGCGAGGGTCCCGAGCTTTCGTCTTAGAATTGGCAGCTCTCACACAACCATTTCCATACGGGGACCCCCATGAAGGATCTAAAAGACGTGGCTGACCGGATCTGCGAACTGAAGGGCGAAAACATGGCGCTTCTTGCAGTCGTTGACGCTCTACTTCGGTCGATGTCCAAAGATCAACTCAATCGGTTCATCACGGAGCACACTCAAGCACTTGAGGTGGCTCGTGTGACATTGCTCAACAGCGAACGGGCCGGCGATGGCGTCCTGTCGTCGTTTGAACGGTATTCCGAAGGCTTCTCCAACTTGGCCCAGTCGATCCGATAGCTGCCTCGTAGTAACGGACCGCGGCTTTCTGGCGCTCAGTCCGCAAGTTGAGCGCCGGCCGAATCAGCCACAGGACGAAACGCGCGTACATGCGCTTCATGAAGTCTCCCTCTGTTGGGTACGCGCGTTGGCGCTCTGGACACACCGGACCTCGACGCCATCGATCAAGACGCGCCCCGTTCCAATGGGACTTGCCTCGATCGTCACAGCGCACTTGTCGTTAGCATTTGTCACGTTGACTCCTTCCGCTGGCCCGTAAGGGACAGCATGTCCAATAGGATATCGTTAACCCAAACAAGATAAAATAACTGAAAGCGATTTCGCCCCTTACTTCATTGAACCCGAGGGCGTCATCCCGCGAGCTCCTTCTGCTCCCGCAAGCTCTCGTCGCCGCGCAGCATCAGTTGGCGCAAGACGACCCAACCTTGGTAGTCCGGCCGGAGCGTTTCGCACACGACGCGCGGATCATCAACGGCGCGCTCAACAAATGGACAAGCTTCGATCGGCGCACGGCGGTCCCGCTTAATCCAATTACTTGCAGCTTGGGGGGATACGCCGACCCTCCTCGCAAAGTCGGCTTGCGAGTCGCAAAGGCTGACTGCGAGGCACAACGTTTCGAATGGTGAGAGTTGCGACGGAGTGTTCATGCGCGAACGATAAACCATAGTTTATCGTCAGTCAACTTTCGTTTATTGATCGAATATACAATTGTTTATAGAGTCCGGCTCATGGCACTCGGAAAGAACGTCGCACGACTACGCACCCTGACGGGCGAAACCCGTCCGGACCTTGCGCGTGCTATCGGCATCGAATCACAGCAGCCGATCTATGCGCTGGAAAAGCGCGACAGTAGCCGGTCGGATCTTGCGCCACAGCTAGCAAAACACTTCCGGGTTGATTTGAACGTGTTGCTTGAGGACGATTTGTCGCGCCTCGACAGCGCGGGACTTGACGCGCTGCGTCGATCGCGAAAACCGCCTGTCGGGGCGGGGAAGAAGGTGAAGATTCAGGAGAGATTTGATGCTGCTCCTGAGTCGATACAGCAGGCCGTCCGCGACCTCCTCGAGCTGCCCATTGTGGACGCAGAAAAAGTCGCGGCCCTGATAGCCGCCTTTCGCGGCGATCG